CGGCAGATCGGCGATGACAGCGACCCCTCCCGCGAGGGCGCCGCGCCGGGTGATGACGTGTGCCGGATCATCGATGGCGCAACTCGCCGCAGCGGCTACAGCCAGGCATTCAGCCCCAGCAGCTTGACTAGCTGCGGGGTGTTCAATCCGATCCCGATCAACGTCCAGCTACAGGAGCGCAACAGCAAAGGCGACATCGTGACCGCCAACAACGGCATCACCCTGACCACCAACGGATGGGGCGCTGGCGGCAGTGGTCGCTACACGGTCGGCACACAGATCACGCTGGTGCTCGCTAAGACCCAGGACAAGAAAACCAACATCGCTGAAGAGGCCGCCCAGGAGCAGCGCTACCAGCTGGTGAGCAGCTTGGACCGGGGCAGCACCTACCAGCTGGGCACGGCCCGATTCGCCCTGCTCAGCATCACCGACAACACCAACCTCGATGACAACGAGGTGCGGGCCACGTTCCGCTGTATCGCCGCCGGCCGCACCCCGTCAACGCCCTACGGCGACAGCAAGGCGCCGGAAAACGGCGCAAAGGATGACAGTTTTTACACCAAGGCGCTGGTGAAGGCCGACAGCGCCGCGTATCAGACGGTGACAGCCTGCGAGATAGTGTCGTTCTCGATGCGGGTTAAGCTGTTCCGCCGCATCCAGGGCCGGCAGAAAAAGTACGGCGACAGCGAGCCCGAGGGCTACAAGGCCAGCGACAACGGCATCAAGGCCCGGATGGCGTTCTTCCGGGTGCTGTATCGGCCGCTCAGCAGGGCAACTCAGGACCTGCTGCCGCTGATCATCGCCTGCCGCAGATCCGCCGACCTCGACCATTTCATCAGCCTGGACTTCCGCGCCGGTAGCAGCGGCCAAAAGTGGGAGTTTGAGTTTCAGCCGATCAGCGACCTGGCGGCAGAGCGGGCACAGAACGGTCAGCAGCAAGTGGCCCTGATCGAGAACAGCGGCAGGGGGCAGAGCTTCGCGCACGGCGGCAACCAGTTCCGGTGGGTGGGCAACCTGAAGGACATCAGTTCAGCGCTGAAAGATCGCGGGCCGGTGCTCACCAACGAATGGGACCTGTTCAGCGTCCGCAGCGACACCGACATTCAGTTCAGTTTCGAGGCGGGCCCAGAGTTCCAGATCACGGCCGTTACAGAGCAGCAGCTGGGATCAACCGAGGGCAAGTATGCCCGGATGAGCACCATGGCATTCGGGGTGTTCAGCGGCCGGGGCGTGCAGGATCTGCGCAGCATCTCGGCGTTCGTCACCGAGGGCAAGGATTCCTGGGTGGTGAACGACGATGGCACCTACAGCAAGAGCGCTGGCAGCACCAGCTGGGCGCCGGACATCTTCGCTGACACGGTGCTGGACAAGGAAAACGGCATCGGCCGGTATGCCAAGCCCTCCGGCGTGGACTGGCAAGGCCTGGCCCTAAGCAAGCGGTTCTGCCAGAACAGCGGCCTCGGGTGCCAACTGTTCATGGATCCGCTGATCGCTGAGGTCGGATCCTGGCGGCAGTTCTGGGCCGAGGCGGCACCCTACTCGCTGCTGGAGTTCGGCAAGATCGGCGGGAAGGAGACGCTAGTGCCGGCGGTGCCGGTGAACAGCAGCGGCACTGCCAATCGCCGCGTGAACATCTCGGCGCTGTTCACTACCGGCAACATCCTGGAGGGCACCTACCGCGAAGAGTTCCTTGACCACGGCGCCAGCGTTCAGGATCTGATCGCCACGGTGATCTACCGGGAGACAGAGGAGGATGACGTGTTTCCGCGCAACGCCAGCGTGGATGTGCAGCTGGTGGATGCTGTCGAAGATGCAGCAATCCGCCAGACATTTGACCTCTCGCAGTTCGTTACCCAGCGCAAGCAGGCGATCCTCTACGGCAAGCTGCTGTGCAATCAGCGGCGATGGGTGCGGCGCGGCATTGAGTTCCAGACCGTCCCCACCGACACGCCGGTGAGCCCTGGCGCCTACATCTACGTGGACGTGGGCCTGAACACCTGGGACCGGATGACAGCCGGCGTGGTGATGCCTGGCGGTGTGCTCAATGCCCCGCTGCGCGATCGGCTGCGCGATGGCACCTACGCGGCGCTGGTGTATCGCAGCGGCGGCAACGTCCGCTCGCTGGCCAGCGTGACGGTGGCGGACGGCAAGGCCAACGCCCTGAGCGGCGACGCGGGCTCCATGTTCGTGCTGGGTGCGGCAACCGATCGCAAACGGGTGTTCCGGGTGACGGAGGTGACGATGAGCGAAGAGGGCGAGGTGACGGTGAAAGCGCTAGAGCACCCTTGCGAGACGGTGGACGGCAACCTGCTGAGTCGGGTGGCGGACTTCAGCGATGCGCTGTTCAGTGTGCGGTAGGTAGCCTGAGATGCAGGAGGGCGCCAGCTGATGGGTTTCTACACAGGTCGAACCGGGGGGCTGATCTTCAGCGGCAAGCCTGTCGCGAAGGTGCAGAACTGGTCTGTGGAAACCAGCGTTGATCTGCTGCCCACCGCTGACCTAGGCGCTGATGCGCGGTCATTCATCCCATCGCTGAAGGGAGCGACCGGCAGCGCGACGCTGATGTATTACCGGCTGGAGCCGGGCGAGTCGGCGCAGAAAACGCAGTTTACCGCGCTACTGGCCAAGATCCACAAGCGGGGCGCCATCACCGAACAGGACCGGGTCTTCCTGGAGCTGGACGTAGACACCGGCGGCCTTGACGACATCAAGATGTATGCCTACATCACCAACGCTGTGATCGGCTCGGCGGTGGGTGAGCTGGTGGTGGTGCCAATTCAGTTCACGATGGACGGAGACTTTGACGAGGCCATCAATCAGGCCAACTGATGACTTACTACCTCGGCACAAAAGGCAACGTCAAGCTGAGGCGTGGCACCAAGTCATTCATCGGCCAGCTCAGCGATCAGGTGATTCCTGACGACGTGAACACGTCGCTGAATCGGCTGTCGTTCGATCGGGCGATCAACAACATCCTGATCGGCGACCGGCTGGACATCAGCACCACAGATGCCCGCGGGCTGGCGTGCTTCCCGCCGTCCACCTGGGGCCTGGCCAGCGGCGATCCGGCAGAAGCGAGTTTTACGGCCTACGTGCATGTCAACGCCGTGGGCGGCCTGCGGTTCTTCCCGACCTTCACCGATGCGGTCAACAACGTCCGCGCCAATGAGATTCCGCTGGCAGCATTCACCGGCGACCCGCTGCAGATCAGCGTGCGCGTGCGTGATGTGCAGTTCAACTTATTGGGATCGGTGGAGGGCTACGAGTTCAACACCGACCGGCAGACAATTGACGCCACAAGCCTCAATGATCGGTTTCGCCAGCAGCTATCCGCCGGCCTGATCAGCGGCGCTGGGCGGATCGAGTGTGAGTTCAACTACCGCACGATCGGGCTTACTGAGCCGTCTCTGCTGCTGCTGCAGCTGATCCAGCGGGTGGAGATCGGCAGCGAGTTTGATCTAGCCCTGTATCTGACCGACAAGGACATTGACCCCACGGTTGATACGATCTTCTACAACCTGACCGCAGTGGTAAATCGCTCCGGTGTGCAGGTGCGCGCTGACGACATCGTGCGCTGCGCCATTGATTTTGTCACCACCGATGAAATCCAGCTGGTGTATGGCAAGCCGGCTAACTATATCCTGAAGGAGGATGACGACCGCATTGAGCTGGAGCAGTCACTGGACTATCTGCTGCAGGAAGTGGACGACTGAGGCCCTCCATAGCCTGATCCTGTGGACGGTCGCGGTGAGGCGCACCCTTGGCTGATCAGCGGATAACCCAGCTCACGGCCCTGTCAAAGGCGGGTGCGGCGGCTAATGATGTGGTGCCCATCGCCGACATCTCCGCCAGCGAGACGAAGCGGATCACGCTGAAGGATCTGATCGCCGCCGGCATCGATCTGGTGGACGCTGGGGAGATCGACCTAGCCAAGCTGGATCAGACCAGCACTACCAAGCTGGGTGCTGCGGCGATCGGCGATGGCGTGCTCACCGCCGCCAAGATGGCCGCCGATGCGGCAACAGCCGTTGCGGTCACAGCCCCCAGCACGGGGAACCATCGCGGCCGTGGGTGGCTGCACAGCGGCACCGGCAATCTGCAGGTGTGGGACGGCGCAGCATTTCAGCAGGTGGTGATGCCCACCGCCGGCATCGGCGATCTGCAGGTGACCACCGGAAAGCTGGCTGACGGGGCTGTGACCACTGCGAAGGTGACGCCGCTTGGTTCGGCTGCCTATGCCGCCGGATCGGTGAATACCGCCGCGCTGGCGGATCTGAACGTGACCAGCGGCAAGCTGGCCGATGGGGCGGTGCTGGAGGCCAAGCTAGGCGCCGGGGCAGTGGCCACGGCCAAGATTGCCGCCGGTGCCGTCACCTACGACCGCATTCAGAACGTCTCTGCCACCGATCGCCTGCTGGGCCGCAGCTCCGCTGGTGCGGGGCCGGTTGAGGAAGTGCCGCTGACTGCTGCTGGCCGCGCCCTGATCGCTGGCGTGGATGCTGCAGCGCAACGCAGCACACTAGGCCTGGGAACGCTGGCGACAGCATCCGGCACCTGGACGGACGGATCGACGTTCGCAGGCACCAGCTCCGGCACGAATACCGGCGATCAGACCATCACCCTCACCGGTGATGTGACCGGCACCGGAACCGGCACATTCGCCGCAACGATCGCCGATGGGGCGATCACCGAGCTCAAGTACGCCGCGCTCAGCATCCCCACCGGCGCGGTGAAGGATGATGCGATCACCGCCGCCAAGCTGGCGGATCAGTCGGCTGCCGTGGTGAGCAACGGATCGCCGTCCGGCAGCGGGGCGTTTGTGGGGCAGCAGTGGTTCAACGCTGCCACGGGCGTGGAGTGGACATGGACCGGCAGCGAGTGGCAGCAGCATCTAGCGCCGACCATCCCAGAGGCGAACATCCCCGACCTGAACGCCAACAAGATCACAGCCGGCGAGTTCCCGACCGATCGACTGGCGAACGACGCCGTGACCGGGGCCAAGCTGGCGGATTACAGCGTGGGGAAGATCGGCGAGGCAATCCCCGTCGCTGAGTACATCAGCCAGTTGCACTTCAACCCGATCGATAAAGCCTTCTTCATGTGGGATGGCAACGTCTGGCAGCCGATCGGGATCAGCACCGGCGCGGTCAAGTTCGCCGGCACCTATGACGCTGACCAGAACGAGGTGGCCAGCACCACCGCCGAGGGCGCAGCATTGGGCCTAGTGGTCGGCAACGCATTGCCTGCCGCTGCGGCGGCCAACTCGGGCTATTACCTGGTGGTGAGCGAGAGCGGCACCGGCACCAGCCCCGCGCCTGCTGTTGCGCTGGCGCCGCCTGATCTGCTGCTTTCCACCGGCACGGCATGGGTCGAGGTGGACACCAGCGCCGGATACACCACCCAGACTGCCAGCGGTGTGGATTTTGTCCCTACGGGGCAAGTCGCTGCCACCAACGTGCAGCTGGCGATCGAGGAGGTGAGCAACGAGTGCCGCAACGCCAGCAACCTGACCAGCGGCACGCTGGCGGTCGCCAGGGGTGGCACCAATCTGGCCAGCTACGCCAAGGGCGATCTGCTGGCGGCCAGCGCCGCCACGACCCTCACCAAGTTGACGGTGGGCACCAACGGCCAGGTGCTGGTAGCGGATAGCAGCACGGCCACGGGCCTGCGGTGGTCCACCGACATCACCGGCAACGCCGCCACTGTGACCAACGGCGTCTACTCCAGCGGCGCGCAAACCATCGGCGGGGCCAAGACGTTCTCCAACGCACTGGTGAGCGATGGCACGTTCACCGCTAACGGCACGGTGTTCAGCTCAGGCATCCGCACCAATACCACTACAGGGGTGAGCGCCAACGTATTTCTGAACACCGCCAACGATCAGGTGCAGCGGGTCACGTCATCGCGGAAATACAAGATCGAGATCGAGACGGCACCGCTGGCCGAAAGCCGCCGGATCCTGTCGGCCACCAGGCCGGTGAGCTACCTGCCCAACCCGGAGAACACCAGCGACGATCCGACCATCAGGGTGTGGGGCCTGATCGCTGAAGAGGTGGCGGAGTATGCGCCGGAGATGGTGATGTGGGGCCTCGGCGGGCAGGCAGAGGGCGTGAGCTACGACCGCTTCTGCGTGCACCTGATCAACGTGGCCAACGACCATGAGGCCAGGATCGCCGCGCTGGAAGCAGCGCTGCAGTCTCTAGCCTGATGGACAGGACAGGAGCCCCGATGAAAGAGCAGTTGATCCAGCTGATCACCGCCTACGGCGTGGCCCACGCCAGCGGCAACGCGATCCTTAAGCAGCTCGCCGCTGGGCAGATCGATGCGTTCCTAGCAGCGGTTGAGGTGGTCAGGCCTGAGCCGGCTGCGCCTGAGGTGGTGGCCGCGGAGGTGGAGGCTCAGTGATCTACCCCGCCAAGCTAAATATCACGATCCTGCAGAACTCAACATTCCGGGCAGTGTTCCGGGCGCTGCAGAAACAGCAGGCCATCACGGCGTTCACCGTGACCACCGGCAATCCGATCTTTACCGTGCCGGGCCACGGCCTGAGCGCTGGCGACAAGGTGGTGATTGTGCCGCCGGGCGATGCAGAGGCCACGCTGCCGGCGACAGGTACGCCTGAGGCGCCAGACGTACCTGTCGGGCTAACGCTCAATCAGGTGTATTTCGTCTCTGCCACTGGTCTGACCAGCAGCGCATTCACCGTCTCGGCCACCAGCGGCGGCAGCCCCATCACGGTGGCGAACACCGCGCTTGACCCGATGGTGGTTGCCCGGCCGGTTGACCTGACCGGCTACACCGCCGACGCCGATGTGAAGGGGCTGGTGGACGATCTACAGAAGGCCACTTTCACCTGTGCGCTGGAAACCGCTGCTGACGGCCTGGTGAGCATCGCCATGACACCTTCAACCGCCGCCGGGTTGGAGGTGGGCCGCTACGGGTGGGATGCCTCGCTGACCAGCGGCGCTGGTGAGCGTTACTACTGGCTGCAGGGTGTGGCGACGGTGGCGAAAACCTATTCCCGGAACTCCTGATGGCTGCGCTGGATAACGCATCGCAGATCAAGATTTCCCTGATCGACGATGGCCGGGGCCTGATGGCTGCGCCGGATGATGTCGCGCAAGTCAAGGTTTCCCTGGTTGGCGGCGGCGAACAATCCATTGCGCTGGTTCAATCACGCGGCGATGGCGTCGCGGTGAATGGATCCGCGCAGCCCGCACTGGCACTGGCCGTCCCTGGCGTCCAGGGGCCCAGCGGGACAGCGTTTGAGGAGATCCCGCTTAACAAGCTGGCTCCAGGCACCCTGCCATCTGGCGTCTCTCTGGGCAACGCGCTCACGTTTGACGATGAAGGCGGTGCATCACCTGGCGGGACGTTCAACGGTGGATCTCCCCGAACGATCTCCTACACCAGCGTGGGCGCTGCAGCAGCCGGTCACACGCACGCCAACCTGATCTTCGTACCAGCCGGTGCGAATGACACAGCACTGGCTGCAGCGTTCACCGATGCAGCGGCAAACGGCAAAAGGATTGTATTTGCCGAAAACACAACGGTCAGGATCCCCAGCGTGGCGCCAACGATTCAGGCCGCCTGCACGCTGGTAATGTCGACTGTAAATGTAACGGTGTTGATTGAATCGGGCGAGACGATTGATAACACCAACCAGTTGCGCAATGGCGACTACTCAAGATTCAGGCTGGCCAGTGAAGATGCTGAAGTGCTGGTGGGCCCCAACTGGTCGGCACCAGCCTTCGCGCCACCCGAGCTGCCAGAGCAACGGCGCGGGGTGGTGGAGTGCTACAACGCAACGGCCCCGGCGTGGGACATCATCCTCGACTGTGACGCCAGGGCGGATCACGGGCTGGTGCTGTTCCATTCCAGGGCCCACATCAATGCGCTCAAGGGATTCAGGCGAGCGCGGGTGGCCAACATCCAGGCGATCGAAGGCAGCAATCTGACCGGCGGCCGGGCCAATGTGTCCAACACCATCCAAGGCATGGTGTGCACGGACGGGCTGCAGCGTGGCGTCTGGATCACCTACGCCTCGTCCGCCGCGTGCCCCAATGCAGACCTCCGCAACAACGGCACCGACACGAACGACAGCAATCACGTTGCCATCTTTGTCTCTCGCGGCTCTCACGTTCAGTTCGACAGCTGCGACTGCAGCGGGTCCACCAGAGG